ATAAACAGGACGGACATTTAAATGAAGCCGTAATGGAACAAATCCTTGCCTCTTATTCCCCCCATGAAAGGGAAATGAGAAGGTACGGGAGACCCTCAATTGGTTCAGGATTGGTTTACCCCATAATGGAAGATAAACTAATTATTGATCCATTTCCTCTCCCTGGTCACTGGCCACGCATTTGTGGTATTGATTTTGGCTTTGACCACCCTACAGCAATAGTCTGGGTGGCGTGGGATAGGGAAGAAGATGAAATTTACATCTATGATTGCTACCGCCAATCCAAAGCTGCACCTTCTGTTCATGCCGCCGCAATCAGGAATAGGCCGGGGTTTATTCCGATAGTGTGGCCGCATGACGGGCATCGCAGGGATGCAATGGGAAACCCCGGATTGGCGGAGCAATATAGAAGTTTAGGCTGCAATATGATGCCATTCCATTTTTCAAACCCCACAGCTATAGGGGAGAAGAAAGGTGGAAACTCCATAGAGGTTGGAATCATGGATTTACTCCAGAGAATGGAGAATGGAAAGTTCCATGTGTTTTCAACTTTAGGAGAATGGTGGGAAGAATTCAGGATGTATCACCGCAAAGAGGGGAAGATAGTCCCCCTGTTTGATGACTTGATGTCAGCAACCAGATATGCGGTTATGTCAACCAGATATGCAGTTTCCCAGGAAGATGAAACTTGGACAGGTGATATTAAATACAAGAACTATGGAATTATTTGATGGCTGAAAAAATTACAGAAGAAGACCTGGTAACTAGAATAAGAGGTGAGATTACCGATTCTCTAGGTTACATGGGAGATACCATTTCTACGCAAAGAGAAATGGCTATGAAGTATTACTATGGTCTACCTTTTGGAAATGAGGTTGATGGCCGTAGTCAGTTTGTTGATTCCACAGTTCAAGATACTATTGAATGGATTAAGCCCTCCTTGATGAGAGTTTTTGCCTCCGGGGATGAGATGGTAAAATTTAATCCTCACGGCCCCGAAGACGTAAAGATGGCAGAACAGGCTACAGATTACGTTAATTACGTCTTTACAAAAGACAATCCTGGCTGGGAGATTCTTTACTCCTGGTTCACTGATGCACTGCTTTCCAAAAACGGAATAGTAAAAGTTTGGTGGGAAGAGTACGGTGAAGACACCAGAGAGGAGTATAGAAATCTAGGTGAGATAGAACTTCAGTCATTAATAATGGATGACAATGTTGAGGTCTTGGAACACAGTGAATATATAGAGGAAGAGATTGTCTACCATGATGTGGTGATAAAGAGAAAGGAATATGACGGAAGAATAAAGATAGAAAATGTCCCACCCTCTGAATTCCTTATAAGCCGAGAAGCTAAAAATATTCAAGAAGCAAGATTTGTTTGTCATCGGGTTTCAAAAACCCTTTCTGAATTAAAGGAGATGTACCCAGACCAAGATTTAGATGTGGAGAGTCTTGGTGGAAGTGATGAGGACTTGATGGCCTTTTCCGCAGAAAGACTGGAAAGGTATCAGTTCGACAAGTCTGCTGAGTATTGGGAAGGCTGGGGTAATCCTGTGCATAATGAAGATGGCCTATCCACTTACTGGTTACATGAATCTTTCTTAAAGACAGATTATGATAATGACGGCATTACTGAGTTAAGAAAGGTTTGCACTGTAGGCTCAACAGTTCTTGCAAATGAAGAAATAGATTCTATTCCTTTTGTTTCTATTACCCCAATTAAAATCCCGCATAAGTTCTTTGGGTTATCCATTGCTGATTTAGTCATGGACTTACAGTTAATGAAATCTACATTAACCAGAAACCTCATGGATAATATGTATAACCAGAATTTCGGTAGATATGCGGTTCTAGAGGGTCAGGCCAACCTGGATGACCTTCTTACACAACGTCCTGGTGGTGTAGTCAGGGTTAAATCTCCTGGCGCAGTAACAAGACTTGACACTCCTTCACTTGAGCCTTACTCCTTTGAGATGTTGAAATACATAGATGGAATAAGGGAATCAAGAGCCGGGGTTACAAAGTATTCTCAGGGTATGAATGATAATGCCCTCACTTCACATACTACAGCAACAGCGGTTAATCAGGTGATGTCAGCCGCACAAAGTAGGGTGGAACTCATAGCCAGGAATTTTGCAGAAACCGGCGTAAAAGACCTTATGATTACCATATATGAACTCCTGTATAAAAACCAGGACAAGGAACGTATGGTAAAGCTAAGAAATGAGTGGGTTCCTGTAAGACCCGATGTATGGAAGGATAAATATGATTGTACGGTTGCTGTTGCTTTAGGTAGTGGAAGCAAGGATCAGCAAATGGCACACTTGTCCCAGATGCTCAGTTTTGCAGGACAGGCAATGCAGGGTGGATTAAGGATTGTCAATGAACAGAATATGTATAACCTGGGCGCGGCTCTTGTAAAGGCAATGGGCTTCCAGAATGTTAATGATTTCCTGACCGACCCATCTCAGATTCCGCCACAAGGCCCGTCTACTGAAGAGCAGATAGCCCAGACTGAACTACAGATTAAGAAAGGCGAACTAGATGTAAGAGTCGCTGAAACGCAAATTAAACAACAGAAGCTTCAGTTGGATGCCGCAGAACTTCAGGTAGACACTGCCCTGAAGACTGCCGAATTACAACTAGAAGCAGAACAGGAGAGGCCCGTAGGAATAGGATAAATGGTAGATGAACAAACAGAGGCCCAAGCAAGGAGCCTTTTAAATAACCCTGTATTTAATGAAGCGTTTGATGTATTGAAGAAAGATTTATTGAACCGTTGGGAAGTCAGTGGTTCAACAGAAGTTGAGGCCAGAGAGTCAATCTGGCTTGCAATGAGACTGCTTGATAGAGTTTATGCGCATATAACATCCATAGTTGAAACTGGACATATGAATAAAGTTCTTGAAAAGCAACACCCATTTATTTAAAGAGGAATTGAATTATGGCGGATACGCAGGAAGCCCCGCAACCTAGTGGCTTACAGCCAGTCCCCGCGCTAGGGGGTAGTGTAACAGAGGCGCAAGAGGCATTACTCAGCCTGATGGAACCTGAAGAGGAGAAACCAAAGGAGGAGGAAGCCAAACCCACTGAAGAAGAAGAGTCTACCGAGGAAACTCAAGACGAATCATTGGAGGAGGAGTCCGAAGAGGAAGCCGAAGAAGAGGATGAATCTGAGGAGTCTGACGATGAAGTAGAAGAAGAACCTGAACTCTATGCTGTTACAGTAAACGGTCAAGAGCAAGAGGTGACCTTTGACGAACTTCTGAAAGGCTATAGTCGCCAGTCAGATTATACGAGAAAAACTCAAGAACTGTCTGATAACAGAAGGGAATTTGAGTCAATGCAGCAAGCAATGGCTCAAGAGTACCAGCAGATACAGGCAGAACGACAACAGTACGTTGATGCTCTGCAAAATGTAATAGATGGATCAGTAATGGGTTTAGACCAACTTGCTAATGTAGATTGGAATAAACTTAGAGAAGAAGACCCTGTAGCATTTATTACAAAAAAGGAAGAGTTTAGAGAGTCGCAAGATAGGTTAAGAGATTACCAGGCTCAACAGCAGGAAGTTATGAATCAGCAGTATGCTGAAAACCAGGAGAGTATGAAACAATCCCTGGTTCAAGAACACCAGAAAATGGCGTCCATAGTTCCTGATTGGGGTGTTCCTGAAAAGCAAAAGGAGCTGGCTTCTAGTTTAAAAGAATATGCCATATCCAACGGGTACACCGCAGAAGAGGTCTCATCTCTAGCCGATCACAGGTCTTTGATTATGCTTATGAAGGCCCAGAAATATGATAGCTTACAAAATGCTGATGTAAAATCCAAGAAGTTAAAAAATAAGCCAAAAGTTATCAGGGCTGGAAAAGGGAAAGACAAATCCGACACAGATAAAAGTAAACGTACTGCACAAATGAAACGTCTTCGGGGTACAGGGCATATTGATGATGCGTCTGCACTCCTGGAGGATTTTATAGACATTTAACTTAGGAGGGAAAAGCTATGGCTGCTCCTGCAAATACTAGGGAAACCTACGGTGCTATCGGCATCAGGGAAGACCTAAGTAATATAATTTATAATATAAGCCCTATGGACACGCCGTTTCTTAACAGCGCAGGGCGGGGTTCGTGCGACAACACGACCTTTGAGTGGCAAACCGACGAGCTAAAACAAGTTGCAGCTAACAGGCAGGAAGAAGGTAACGACTATACTGCCACTGCTGCGACAGAGCCAAGACGTTTGACCAATTTTACTCAAATCTCAGCCACGCAGGTTACAAGTTCAGGAACCGCCGAAGCTGTTGATTTTGCTGGTCGAAAATCAACTCAGGCTTACCAGCTTGCCAAACGTGCTAAAGAAATGAAGCGCGATATGGAGTCGATGCTTTTAGACTATACTCTAAAAACTATCGGTGCTTCTGGTACTGCTCGGCAAACCGCTTCTGTAGGTACTTGGATGGGTACGCCTGTTGTGGGTACTTCAACCGTTATAGATGGAAGTAATGATGGCTCCGATGCGGCAAGATTAACGGGTCTAGCTAATCTTGGTCTTGGTTCTGTCGGGCCGGATGGTACGACTGATCCAACTGATCCTGCTGGTGCAACCTTTGCGGTTACGCTTGCTGGTATCAACGCAACAGTATCCCGTATCTGGGATTTGGGCGGAACGCCTGATGTCATTATGTGTGATGCCGTGACTAAACAGACGATAAGTTCGTCTGCTGTTGGTGGCGCTGTAGTTGCTACGCCGTACAAAGATGCTGGTTCTAAGGACGGCCCTGTAACTGCTGTAAACGCAGTCGATGTTCTGGTAACAGACTTTGGTACGTTCAAGGTCGTTCCCAATCGTTTCTCGGTTGCGGAAACCATATATTTCTTTGACTACGATCTGTGGTCTATTGATTATTTGCGTCCTTTCCGTACAGAAACTCTTGCCAAATCTGGCGATAATATGAAGCAGCTTTTGATTGCTGAATATGGTTTACGCGCCAAAAATGGGCACGGAAACGGTCAGATGCGAGGTGTAAAGTAAAATTGGTATTGGTTTAGCCCCCTTCGGGGGGCTTTGCCTCACAGGAGAAATAAGATGGCAAAAATGGGACAACCACCTAGTAAGGGTACTGCAACTGCTGCTGGCCCCGACATGAACCCACCCCCTTATGCAGAGGGTGAACCCAAACTTAAAAAGTATGGTCCGGGAGTAGATGGTGCTATCGGTACTACTGACCATAATGGCAGCATAGATAACGTAATCAGTACGCAAGTTTCTAAGGTTGGGAAAGTTTATGGCTGGTAAAACAAAGACATCTGCTAAACCAAAGGCAGCTAGTAAGCCCAAAAACAAACCTATGACTTTTGAGGAAAAACTTTCTGATACAAAAAGCCGTATGAATAGAATTGTAGAGGGAAATGATCCGGGGTATCATGTAAGATGAGCAAAAAGGTAGCACCTAATATGTTGCATACTACGTTTCATTCCAACGCGGATGAGACAGAGTTTACTATAAATACTTATCAGGATTGTGAGCCTATTATAGAAGAGAATAAGAAGGCTTTTAACAACTATGGGGATAAGCTAACTCCCGGTAAAGCTGGTGAAGGTGTAAGAGTTGCGTCTATACCGCTAAATGTATGGAACCAATGGCTAAAAGAAACCAACGGGGAAATAGAAAAGGATCACAATCTTATGAAGAAGTATCTCAACGATCCTAACAATAAATATTTTAGAACTACACCAACGAGGATTTAACTATGTGGTTATATGCATTTGGCGTTGCAGGACGCACACAAAGAAACTATCCAGTTTTAAATCAAAACGCATTCTTCTCAGCCCGTAACGTCTAATGGCTATTGGAACGTACGCAGAACTACAGACTGCGGTAGCTAACTGGTTAGATCGTGATGATCTGACTGACAGGATACCAGAGTTTATAGCTTTGGCAGAGGCGAAGATGAATCGCAATCTGCGTATATCCCTTATGGAGAATGTAAGTA